AGTTTTTGAGGTGTAAAATGGCTAAAAATGAACGTATAATGTACACTAAGCACATAAACCTAGAGATTATTAAGTTAATTAAGCACGTTAACGCTTTGTGTGATAATGACACTGACAATCGAGAGTTAATCTATGCCATATTCACGCAGGAGGTTGTTAATCTTGCGGCGCAAATGGCTAATTTTGAAGTTATAGGAGTAAAGCAATGAATAATAAGGAATTTTTAATTGGTTTTTCTGTGGCTAAGTCTATGGTTCAAAGGGATATTGGAGGAGAAGAATTTAATTTAATTAAAAAGAATTTTAATTGGCAAAACCAAGATTTTAGTTTTGAGCACTTAGATATTATATTTGGATTAGAAAAAGGCTCAATTAGACCCAAAGCAGATGAAATATTAAGCGAATTAAAAATGAAAGACAAAAAATAACTGTTGCATAATTATCACAGGTGTGCTATTATCTCTACAAATCGGAGGTAATATAATGTCTAATCAAAATTCTCTCACGTCTTATGATAATAATGGAAGCCCTAATTTCGATGATTTAGTGGCTTTAGGATTAATACCAGGTGTTTCACTTTGTAGAATAGCAGGTTCTGGCTCGGCTGTTAATGGATTTACGACTTGTATGGGCGACTTATCTACCGGATGGTCTGAACAGGATGCCGCAAGTGTTATTAAAATATCTTCTGGCTCAACTGATGACGTTATGACTTCCGGAAGTGGAGCTCGGACTGTTAAAGTTTCCGGAGTTGATGCTAATTATAATAAAATCACTGAAATTGTAGAGTTAAGCGGGCAAACTGCGGTAGATACTGTGGCTTCATTTCGTTTCGTTGAGGAACTAGAAGTTTTAACAGCAGGCACAGGACTTGCTAATGCGGGTATTATATACGCAGGAGTAGGAACGGTAACAAGTGGCGTTCCGGCTACTAAATATTGTGCAATGGCTGTGGGGATTAATGTTTCACGTCAGGCTTTCGCGGTAGTTCCAGCAGGATATAATCTTGTCTTAACTGATTTTGATGGGCAATGTGCTGTAAAAGAAGTTGCAGGCTCAAGTATGATTTATCGTAAAGCTTTTGGCGGGTTATGGGAGAGAAGATTAAGCTCTCAACTTGGATATGGTAGTTTCGCGAGTAAGATTAAATATGAAGCTTATCCTGAAAAGACTTTGATTAGATTGGTGGGATATTCAGCCGCCACTACACACTCTATGTCATCATCTTTGCAAGGCCACCTTTACAAATTGGTAGACTAAATGGCTTTAACTCCTAAACAGGACAAATTTTGTCAAGAGATTATTAAAGGTGAAAATCAATCTGATGCTTATCGTAAGGCTTATGATGCTAAAAATATGACGGATAAGACTATAACCGAGGCAGCTTCAAGATTAATGGCGGACAGCAATGTTACAGCAAGACTTGCTGAACTACGCCAACCTATTATTGAAAAATGTCAAGAAACTGCCGCTGACTTGATAAGAGAATTAAATGAATTAAAGCTAGATGCCCACGCTGATAAGCAATACGCTCCGGCAATAAGTGCTGTTATGGGTAAGGCTAAGTTGCTAGGATATGATAAAAATATAATTGAAGGAAATGTAACTGTAACCGTAATGGAAATGGTTTCTAAGGACGGGAAGCCGTTAAAATATAACATAGGAAAGGAATTAAAGAAATGACTACGAGAGATTTAGCATACAAAGGAACTGATGAACTAACAGCTGTGGCTGCTTTATAGATTAGTGTAAATGATTAATGTCCCGAAATTATTAGATGTTCCGGATAAGTTACTTCCTTTAATAGAGGATTTTGACAAGTATAGATATTTTTTAATTGAGGGCGGTAGAGGTTCAAGCAAATCGAGTACAATTGCCCGTTTGCTTTTATACATTGCCGAGCTTTACAATGTTAGAATTGTATGCGGACGTGAAACTCAAAAGTCAATTGATGAATCGGTTTATATGATTTTAAGCGACTTAATAAGAGAATTCAGTCTTGATTTTATAATTCAGAAAGCCAAGATTAAAAGCAAAACTGGTTCTGAGATACGTTTCAAGGGCTTTAGAGAGCAAGGAAGCGTAAACATTAAAGGTCTAGAGGGTGTCGATTTGCTTTGGGTGGATGAATCTGAAAGTTTGACTAAGCCCACAATTGACATTATAGTACCTACAATTCGTAAAGAAAATTCAAAGATTATTTTTAGTATGAATAGGTTTGTTCGTGATGACCCCGCCTATTCTATGTTTGTTAATCGTCCTGATTGTTTGCATATTCATATAGATTACTTTGAAAATCAGTTTTGTCCTTCGACTTTAATTGCTGAAGCTGAGGAATGTAAGGCTAGGAATGAGAGAGATTACAATCATATCTGGCTAGGACAGCCTTTAGACAGGGCTGATAATTATTTATTCTCCGTAGAGAAGCTTGATAAATGCAAAACAATCGAACCAATTGGAGATTTATACAAAAGACAAACTGTAATGGGTATAGATTTAGCTGCTTCAGGTGGAGATAGTTGCGTTGCTTCGCTTTTAGAGAGAGTTTCAAACGTTCATTGGGAATTAAAAACCCAAGAAGTATGGACTGAGAGTAATACTATGGCTAGCGTTGGTAAAATTGTTGGCTTTCTTGGTAAGTATAAGCCTGATATTATTGTCGTTGATGCAGGAGGTTTAGGTCTACCGATGTTCCAAAGATTAAAAGAGCTCGGAGTTAATAACTTATTCGGCTTTAATGGCGCGACAACAGATGGAATTGCGTTAAATGCAGGCAATGCGAGAGCAGATGGATATCTTTCGTTTAATGAATTCTTAGATAATGACTGGTTAATTATCCAATCTGAGCAAACTTTAAAGGAAATGGAAACAATTCAATTAAGTCCGCATCGTCATTCTAACGGCAGAATTTACATTAAATCTAAAGAAGATATGAAATCAGAAGGAATACACAGTCCCGATAAGGCGGATAGCGTAATGATGGCTATTGTTGGGATTAAAAGATATTTGGGTAAAATTAATTATTCAGATAGAGCGGTTAGTTTTAATTACAAGCGAACGAATACTCGGGCGCAATTTAGAGAAAGGAGAGCATAATGGGTTTTATAGGAAATGCAATTAGCAGTATATTAGGAGGTTCTACACCTTCAGTTACTTCAACGAGTACAGACACGGAGGTTTCGGCTACTACAGACGAAGAAGAGAAATTAAAGAAACTTCGTTCAGCTTTGACCGCTACTTCGGGCGGAATGTCCGGACAAGAAGTATTAAGCACGTCTAAAAAAAGTGGACTGTTTGGCAATTAAAATGGATATAAAGCAAGCAAAAGAACTATATCAACAATTAAAAACTAAAAGAGAGCAATACAAGCCTCTTTGGCGAGATATAGCTAAATACGCAGGTATCAGATGTAATATTGATTATGATAATAATCTTGCCAATAATACTGCCGCTAATCAGTTAGACCAGTACGTGGATGACCCTACTTCTGCGATGGCTATAGAACAGTCGTCTAGTTATCTTAATGGAATTGTTTGCGGAAATGATAATAAAATATGGGAATATACTCCAACTGAAGATATTATCAGAGAGGCAGGAGGTATTGAGTTAATAGGCCCTTATTATAAGTTTGTCACTCAGCAGATTATGAGGCATTTGACTAACCCGGAGAGCGGGTTTGTTACTTCAGCGGCTTCTTATTTCTATGATGATGTAGCTTTCGGGACTGCAGGGGTTGGATTATACAAGAATCCTGACTATATACAAGGACGCTCACAAACTGCTTTCATTGCTAAAGGCTACGGAGTTGACAATATAGCCATAGATGAAGGTAAAAACGGATTAGTCGAGTACATATTTATAAATTATAACTGGTGCGCTAATCAAATCGTTAGAGAATTCGCCTTTGTTGATGGGGAATTAGTAGAAGAAAAACTAAATCGTTTACCTAATAAAGTAGTTCAAGCTTATCGCGCCGGAAGGAATTACGAACAGTTTAAAATAGTTCACGGAGTTTTTCCTCGCGAGGATTACTCGCCTAAATTAAAAGGAGCAAGAGGAACTAAGTACCAAGGGATTTGGTTTACTGAAGATAACAACGAGGGAATATTTGCTAACGAAGATTATTCAGAGTTTCCTATCGGTGTATGTAGACCTATTCGTATTAGAGGAGAGATTTACGGTCGTTCCTCGGGTACAATGGTTCTAAGTACAATTCGAACTGTAGATTACGTTGTTGGTAAATTAATCGAAATCATCGAAAAGATGGGCAGTCCTCCGATGGGGATTTATAATTCTTCATTATTCGGGGACAAGGTAATCGATACTTCAGCGGAAGGATTAGTAGTTTTCAATGAAGCAATGCAAGGGAATTCAAGTAATCCGATGTTTCCTTTATTTGATGTAAAAGACCCGAGCGGAATAATTAACTTTATAATTCCTTATTTAAATGAGAAAATTTCCTCAGCTTTCAAGATTGATATGTTATTAGATTTTAATTCTAAAACTCAAATGACAGCCGCAGAGAGTTCTCAGAGGTTCGTAATTAGAGGTCAAGCATTAGCCGGAGTTTTAAGCCAACAGTATAATGAGTTTATTTACCCATTGGCTAAAGTCGCAGCTTCACACGGTATGTCAATGGGATTGCTTGGTATATCTCCACAAACTGACAAAGGATTAGCATCTAAGCTTAAGGAATCGGGATTATCTGATAGACTTATCCCTGATGCAATTTGGAAAGCAGTACAAGAAGGGCGTCAATGGTACGATGTTAAACCTAACGATAGGATGATTAATCTTGTAAATACTCAGAAACTTGAAACATTAATCCAGTTTATGAACGTAATCGATATGGTTGCGCGAGTTTATCCTCAAATTTTAATGGGAGTTGACTTCTATAAGTTGATTTCTGATGTAGCTAAAGAGCAAAATATAGATGCTAGCGTGTTAATTGGAGAAAGACAGTTCAAAGATTTACTCAAACAACAAGCTGATACTCAAGCTAAGATGATGCAAATACAAGAAATCCAAGCCGGAGCAGAAGCAGGAAAGAACGTTGCAACAGCTCAAGCTACTATGAGAGGTGCTAAATGAGTATTATTGATGAATTAGAAAAGATGTCTAAAAAACAGGAAGAAGTAAATAAGCTTTCTTTAGAGGAATACGACAGACTTAGAAACATAGCTAACAGTAAATTTTCAGATGAGAACGGTAAATTATTATTAAAAGCTATTAAATTATTCTGTAAGGTCGAGGATTTTGGAATAGAGGACGATAAGAAAGTCCAATATTTCAGAGGTAGAGGAAGTGTCTTTCGAATGCTTCTTAATTTGTTAAACAAAGATGTTAGAAATAACTTTGAAAGGATTGATTAATGGATGAAAATACGGCTGTACCTGACGGACAACCTACAGATAATGCAGTTCCTGCCCCTGTAGTCCCTGCGGTACAAAGTGGATTTAATATTCCGCAAGAATACGCCAATGAAGGGTGCTTTACTAATTATAAAAACCCTGATGGCACATTAAATGTAGATAATTTAGTAAAGGGTTTTGCAAATCAAGCTAAGGTTATCGGCAAAAAAACAGTTGGAATCCCTGATTGGAACAACCAACAAGAAGCTGATGAGTTCCTCAGTAAATTGCGCCCTGAAGACAAAAGTAAATATTCATTACCTGATTATTTAACCCCAGAACAGAAGGAAGCGACTTCTGATATAATGCATCAAGCCGGACTTAGCGAATACCAAGCTAAGAAAATCAGCGATTTATACTTCAAAGACCAGGAAGCGCTTAAAGAAAAACTCTACGGCGTTGAAACATTTAAGAAAATGGCTAGCGAAGTATTTAAAGATGACAAGAAATTAGCAGAAATACACAACGATGTTAAGGCTTTATTCGGAGAGCAATTCATAGACAAGGCTGATAATAACACATTAGTTGAAGTCTATAAGGGAATGGCTAAGATTAAAGAACAATACGGAGTGAAGGAGTTATCTGCTAATATCAATAATCCTTCTAGTATGGCTAATGTTTCTATTGATGACTTAAAGATAAAGATTGATGAATCACGCAAGAAACTTCAAGATTTATCCGGTAGAAATCACACAGAAGCAGAAAAGAAGATTGAGTTAGATAATTTCAATAAATTAATGGCTGATAGATTTAAAGCTGAAGGTAGGTTAAAATGAGTATGTTAAAATTTAAGATAAACGGAATTTATAAAAATGGTTATGGCTCACAAGGAGAGCGTTTTGATTACGAATGTGAAGGACTAATGCCTGTTTGTGATGAAGAATACTATCAACAAAACGCTAATCGTCTTGTAAGTTTCTGGGTTAAAGACAAAGGGTATAAAGAACGTTTCGAAGAAGCCGAAACAGTTTACATCGATAAAGTCGAAGAAGTAGACGAAGAATGCCCAATCGATGGCAAGAATATCAAAGAGCTTGATTGGTTGGGATTACAGTATTTAGCTTGTAAACATCATTTAAATGCTATTCCTTTACATCAACAGACCGCTTTATCCGAGGCTAGATTGAGAGCTTGTAAAGAATATACAGTAAAAGTACTAGGATTAGAAGCTCCAAAAGATGCTACTAGACTTGATGATTATCCAGATTTAATATTAGATAAGTCAAATTATCAAGCTGAGCCTGAAGAAGTTTTAACAAATGAGGAAGTTCTAAATTCAATGCAACAAAAGACTGATGCAGTTAAGGAAGAATACACCTTAGAAGAACTAAAACTAATGGCAGATAATAAGGGAATATCTTATCATCCCAATATAGGATACGCCGCATTACATAGAAAACTGTTTAGTTAAATAATTGTTGATTTAAACATTTATTTGTATTATATTGAGTTATATTTAAAGGTGGAGTTAAATATTACGTATCCGTTTGAGTGTTACAGCACCTCACGGATATTACTAAATTAATTAAAATCCCTCTATACTGGCGTTATGCGGTACAGGGGGATTTTTTTGTCTTTAATCAATCTTGGGTATCTTGAGTTAATCTTGAGTTAAAAAATACCCGAGATTAATTGCGTATAATTAATATTATGAATAATTACCTCCTTAAGTTATTATGTATTAACAGCTTACAAGTTTTGTTAATTCGGCATCAAACGCCGAATTATTTAATATAGGGTTGAATAGGGTTTTTATATAATTTAAGATTAAAATAAGTGTTGCAAATATATCACATATGTGTTATGATTAATAATCAGACAACCTCTCTGTAGACCTGATGATAAAGTTTTTGGTTCTTTACTTGAAAAGGACAAGAAGAATCTATCATTGCGGTAGACAACTCCTCGCAAATGGTTAATTTTTTAAAACTTTTACAAAGAGAGGTTATTATGTCTGGAACTTATGCTCCATCATTAAGCCAAGTGGCGCTACTCACTTTCGAGCAGAACTTTTATGACTTGGCTCAACAAAAGAATACTCTTTTAGGTTCATCTCCTGCAATTCAGTATTTGGACTCTAAAGGCAAAACCCACAATTTACCAAGAATAGGTGGTTTAGAATTATCAGAAACAAACGTTAGAAATCCGGTTGTTACTCCTTCTGACTACTCGGTAGATAATCGCCAATTAACAAAAAGACGTTTCACTAAGTCTATCTTAATTGATAAGAAATACGACATTAATGAGTTAATTTCTGACCCGACAAGTGCTTTAGTCAATCAGTTAGTATATGCAAAGAACAGGGTTATTGACCGTGTTATCGCTGCCGCTGCTGTTGGCAATGTTACAGTCGGTGACCCTGGGGCTACAGGTACTTCTATTAGTGCTGCTACTGACGGTGTTTTAACTGTTGATGCTTCTGCTGGTTTAACTTATGCCAAGATTTCAGAAATCACACAGAATTTTATTACAAATGAAATTCCTTATTCTGAATTTATGGGCTCACAGTTATGCGTATCTGGTAAAGAACACAAAACATTAATGGGATTAACTGAATTTATCAACAATGATTACATTAGTAATAGACCTGTTGATAAAGGTATTATGGATAAAGTAGGAACTTTCGGCGTTCAATTGTTCGCTGGTTCTATATCCGGTGGTACTACGGTTGTCAATCCTGTTCTTGTTGAGGGAGTTACTTATCGTTCTAATATTGTATTAGCTCCTAAGTCAATTGCACTTTCAATGGAAATCGGAAGATTAGACGTTGTAGAATGTAAAGAAACTTACGTTAATTCGAATATGATTACGATTGACTTGTGGATTAACGCAATGAGAATTGAGGGCGCTAAAGTCCAGATTCTTAAAACAACTATATAAGGAGGCAAAAATATGGCTACTTATCAAAACTTAGGCTCTGCGGCAAAACCAAATGATGCGGTTTATTTTACAGGCAAGCAGATGGTAACAATTCCGGCAAGGTTATTTGTTGACATTTCGGAAGTTGCTGATAATGACGTTTGGATTCTAGGAGCAGTTGATATCAACGCTAGAGTTCATCGTATTGTGGTTGGCAAGGCTTTCGATTTAGCCGCTGCTGCAGACAATGACATTGGTTTCTACAAGAAAAATGCTGATGGCACTTATACTGCTATCGATGCTGACATTCTAGTAGACGGTGCTGATTGGACTGCAAGTTCAGGGCTAATTGCTGGTTATGATTTATTAACCGCTAATACTAGTCTTGACCGCAATAAATCAGTAGGAGAATTACTTAATTTAAATTCTGATTCAGGATACTCTCAAGTTTATCTTGGAATAGTTATGAAAACTAAGGAAACTACTGCCGATGTTACACTTGATTTTGACGTAATTGTCGAACAAGCTACTACACTCTAACAAAAGCGGGGGAGGGTTCGCCCTCCCTGCTGATAGGGGAATAAATGACTATTTCAAAAGTTGTTATATGCAATATGGCATTAGGACACTTAGGCAGCGATGCCACAGTTGAGGATATTGATACCCCTCGCAAAGACGAAGAAAAGATTTTTAATTTATGGTATGATTTAAGTCGTAAGGATTTACTTAGGTTAGTAAAGCCTAATTTTGCATTAAAGCGCGCTAAATGGGCATTGTTAACGACTACTCCAGTATTTGGGTATGTTTATGAATATCAAATTGCTCACGACTGTCTTATGTTTCAAGGCGTTGATACTATAGATGTTAAGTTAAATAATTATACTATCGAAGGAGATAAATTACAAATAAGCGAAGTTTACACAGATGGGCTTCCGGTTAGATATGTTTCTGATGTAACTGATGTAACTAAATTTACAGTTGATTTTGCCAAGTTGTTAGGTTGGCAATTAGCTTTTGATACCTGTATGCAGATTACACAAAGCGTTGAAAAACTACAGATGATTTCTAGTATTCTTCCGGGACAGTTATCTAAAGTAGCGGCACAAAGCGACCAAGAGAATAGACCAGTTAGGATTAATTATTCTAAATTCAGAACGGCAAGATGGAGTAAGGTTCCTATATTTGGAGAAAAACTTTGAAAGTTAGTACTGTATTTAATAATTTCTCAAGGGGACAGATGGATTCAAATCTAAAGGGTAGGTTTGACTTACCTATTTTTTCGTCAGGAGCTGAGAGGTTTATTAATTTTATATCTAATTTCCAAGGTAATGCTCTATATCGTCCAGGTACTGAATATATGGAAGATTTATTCGATTGTAATATGATTGAATTTAGATTTAACTATGCTCAGAATTATTTAGTTTTTGCTTATAATACTAAGTTTAGGTTTATGACATTTGATTCTGTTGGTAATTTTGGCTATGTATTAAGCGGAGCAAGTCCTTTGGAAGTTACTTCCCCGTATTCTTTAGCGCAAAGCAAAGAGGTTCAAGTTGCACAAAATGCCGACGTGATGTATATGACACACCACGGGATAGCTCCTTATAAACTCACTAGAACAAGCGCAACTACTTTTACAATGTCAACTTTTGATTTTAAAGATGGCCCATATTTACCTGAGAATAGCACTACTACTACTCTTACTTTCTCTGCTTTAACTGGCTCAGTTACTGTAACGGCAAGTGCGGCTTTATTTTCGTCAAATGATGTGGGTAGATTAATAAGGGTTGCTTATACTGTTAGTTCTACGGTTACTTGGTACTGGCTTAAAATAACAGCTTATACAGACACTACGCACGTCACGGCTACGGTAATGGGTGATAATTTAAGTGCAGCTACAGCGACTACAAGGTGGAGATTAGGGGCTTTTTATACTGGATGTTATCCTTCCGCTTGTTGTTTCCATAATGGAAGATTATTTTATGCTAATTCAGATAAACAAATTACCACGGTTTGGGGAAGTGTAGTCGGAGATTATGACAATTTCGCTACTGGAAGTGATGACGATGATGCTGTTTACCTTACTTTATCAGAGATAACCGAAGAAATAAGTTGGTTATTTCCTGCAATAACGTCGTTAGTCGCAGGTTCTTCTGAGGGTTTATGTACTATTCACGGGGCAGATGTAGGCGACCCTATAACTCCGACAGACGTAGAAGCTCCTAAGGTTAATTCAGAGGGTTGTAATTCTACTATTCCATTAATAAAAGACGGAGTTGTTTTCTATCAGAGTTTGACCGGAAGAAGATTGTATTCATTTAATTATAACCTTTTGACTGAAAGTTTCGTTTCTGAAGATGCTAATGTTGTTTCTTATGACATAACTTCTAGTGGAGTTTCTCAGTTAAAGAGAATTAAAACCAAACATGATTTAATATTTATGGTTCGTTCAGATGGAAAATTACTATCAACGAATATTAATTTAAATGAAAAAGTGGTTTCTTGGCATTTACACGAAACCGACGGATTAGTAAAAAGAATTGCCTCAATAACAGACAATAACGGTTATCCTCGTTTGTTCTTACTTATAGACAGAGGCGGAGATTATAGATTAGAAATGTTATCAAGTTTTGTCGATTTCCCTATAAGAAGTGATTTCTACACCGGAGATGCCCCTGAGGATATAGACGATGATGATATGGCTTACGCTTATAAAGTAGCGGATAAATTACAAGAGTGTAACTTTTTAGATTGTATGATGTCTTATGAAAATTTACAAAGTAACGCCATTACTTACAATCCTACAGCTCATACTATAACAGCTACTAGTTCAGTTTTTACATCAGGGGATGCCGGGAAGTATATTTTTTACAAGACTTCAACAGGTTATGAACACGGAAGATTTGAAATAACAGCTTATACCTCGGGTACGGTGGTTACTGTTTCAGAATTAAACGGAGCGCCTACGTCTAATACTTATACCGATTGGTATTTAAGCTTTTCTTCTGTTTCAGGTTTAACTATTTTCGAAGGTCAAGAGGTTTCAGTCGTGGCTAATGGCGGATACTTGGGAGATTTTACAGTATCAAGTGGGGCAATTTCTTTAGGTACTCAAGTTCATTCGGTAAAGATAGGGCTTCCTTATGTCGGAGAGATTAAGACTTTTGATTTAGGTTTCTATGTTCAAGGCGTTAATACTCAAGTTAATGCAAAAAGTGTTTATGAGATTGTATTAAGATTAATAAATTCCTCCGGAGGGTTAGTAGGTACGAGTAAATATAAGATGGCTTCAGTTCAATTATGCGATACAGATGGACTATGGGGGCTTCCTGCGTTACCGATTGACGGAGATGAACACAGACAATTATCTGATAATATTAAGAGGAATAAAGTAGTTTATATCCAACAAAAAGAGCCAATGCACTTTGAGATTTGCGGAATGTTTGTTAATGCCAAATATGAGCAGGGAATATGAGAGAATTTAAAATAGGAGATTTTGAGAGATTAGATTTAAACGGTTTAACTTGTGGATTAAGAAAGGTAGATATAAATTTACTTTTAGAAAATTCAATAAGTTATACCTTTGAGTTTAATGGAGAAATAATTGCAATAATGTCTTATTTAGAGTATGATGATAGATGTTTTTCTGGGTTTCTTCTATGCTCTAAAAAAATGAATTCTAAATATGGATTAATAATCAGGAAGGCGATTAAAGACGAAATGATTAAAACAAAAGCAATAAGACTGGAAACCTGTAGTTTTGACACACCGGAGTTAAATAGTTGGCACGAGTTCTTAGGTTTTACTTGCGAGGGAATACGAAGAAAATATTCTCAAGGTATGGATGCTAAAATGTGGAGTATAGTTAAATGGGAATAGAAACAATGATAGCCTTGTCGGTTGGCTCCGGAATAATGGGGGCTGTATCGGCTAATAAACAAGCAAAAGCAAATGCTGATGCGGCTGTTCAGCAAGGTAATCTTGAATTAGCTAAAATGAAGAAACAAGCCACGGCTTTACAAAAGGCAACGGCATCTCAAGTTGGAAGTCAAAAGACCTCATTTTTATCTTCTGGATTATCGTTAGAAGGCACACCATCGGATGTTATGACAGAAACTTATGATACAGGAATAGAGGATTTACTAGATTTAAACACTGATATGAAAAACACCGCTTCTTCATATAACCAACAAGCTAAGAATTATATTACTCAAGGACGGTCTGAGGCATTAAATAGTTTAGTTAGTGGGTTTTCAAGTGCCGCTTTAATGGGGTATAACGCAGGATATTTCAAAGGTGACGGCTTTGGATTAGGAAGTAATACGATAACTGCTGAATATGGAACATCCCCTAATATTAAGAAAATGGGTTGAAAATGGTAGAGAAACCACAAAGAAGATACACTCAACAAGTAACCTCGGTAACTCCTGAAGATACAACAAATATCTATGCCAAAGCGGCGGGGACGTTAATCGAAACCGGAGAGAAAATAGCCTATCAATCTGCCAATGCTAAGATGGCGAATACTTTGGCTCAAAGTCAACTTAAACTATCAGAGTTAACAAATCAGTTCCGAATAGAAAATGCTGGTAATCCTGATTGGAAAAACCCTGACTACGTATCCAAGAGAAATGAATTATTCCAACAAATGCAAGCCGAAGTAAGTCCTTTGGTTAAGAGAGATTTTAATTTAAAGTGGAAAGAATTAGAAGCTAACAATGATATGTCAAATCAAGCTTGGGCGATTAAACAGAACCAAGATAATACGATTTATAACTTACAGGAATCAATTAAGGCAAATAGACAAACAGCTTATCTCGCTGGAGCTACTGGCAATAAAAATTATTTAGACTTAAAAAAGAACTGGGAATTTTCAGTAAAGAATTTATATGACTCTTCTGTTAAAGTTGTAGGTGATTTAGCTGCAAAGAAAACATTAGATAATGCAGAAAGTGATTATACAATAGAATACGCAAGCGGATTAATGTATAATAATCCGGCTGAGGCTATTGAGTTTCTAAATAGAGAAGATGTCGCAAATGACATTAATAATCCTGAAGTGCATTTGAAATTAAAGAAAGCGGCAACAAATTCTTTGCTTAACTTTAAATTAAGACAAGGAATAACAGAGCTTGCTATAAGTGGTAGTACAGCTAATTCTTTACTAAATGAATCTATGGCTGGGAAAGTTAGTATAGATAAAATACAATCTGCCGATATTTCTGGCGGTGCTAAGAATGCTTTAATGAAAATTAATAGTTATGATATAACTACTTATGACCAGAATCTTAAAAATGTTACTGTTTCTAAAAACACGGTAGATTTATCAAGAGAGTTTGAAAGTATATTTTCTAAACGTGCGGTTGAAGACCCTGATAATCCTGAATATGGAAAGTATGAATTAAGCCCTAAGGCTTCGATTGATAAGGCTATTAAATTCCAAGAAAAGGTTGCTGATACTTTAGCTAGCGGAGGAATAGAAAGAGGTCTTGCCACAAAATGGTTAGGAGCAAGCGGAGCAGTATTCGAAGCACAAATGAATCTCGCCGACCCTAATATTAACTCACAGGAGTTTCTTAATAATCCTCTTGCTCAAGGGTATAGAGAGATAAATACTAAATTAAATAATATGGGAATAAACGATGTAAATATGAAAGCTAACGCTTTTCAAGGATTTACTGAAAACTTATTTGATACTTTAGACAGCCGAGGGGTTAGTATTAATGATTTTAATTCTATGCCAAGAGGTCAAAGGGTTGGAATATTAAGGCAAGCTTTGGATAATACTTATTCTGAAGTAAACATAAAAGAAGATGATAGTATTATATCTAAACCTATATTTGACTCTCAGCTTCCTAGTTCTCTAAAAGAACAGGCTAATAAACAATTTATGAGTAGCATTACTCCAACTATGACTAATGAACAGAAAAGTAATTTAGCTCAGAATATAGCTAATCAAGTTAGAAGTGAAAACCACGCTAAGGCTTTAGATTTAGTTAACAAATCTTATAAATATGAACCTAACGAAAGTGATTTAAAATTGTTACAGTCTAAAGGTTATACAATAGATGACGTTAAATCAACGGCTAGTAAGTATGGAATTTCAGAAGAAGAAGTTATAAAGAGGCTTAAGTAATGGTAGATATATTTAAAAAAGAAGGAATAGAAGCTAAGCCAAATATTGATATTTTCGAGAAGGAAGATATCCAAATAAATCCTAATCAAGAGGCTCTTAAAGTAAAAACTATGGGTGATGTCGATAATTTCTATAGTTCTCCAGTTGGAGAGGGAATTAAATACGTTAATAATATGTCTTGGGATAATACTATAAATTCAGAAATTGAAGATTATAAAAATAAACAAGATTTTATTAACAATAATATTCCTAAAGAAAAAATAAAAGAATGGGAAAACAAAGGTGCAATTGGTTGGACAGAGTCATTTAAAAAGTTAGATAAATGGAAAACTGTACCCTTTGGCTCTACGGTTTCCGCCGTTAAAGATGTTAATGTCTTAAGAACGGTAAATAAAATAAAAAATAACGAGGAAGTTTCCGAAGAAGAAAGACAAACGGTTGATGATTACATAAGCGATATGGCTGAACTCCAAACAAGAGGGATGACATTCGGAGGTAAGATTGCAACATACGGTTCACAGATGCCTGCCTTTGCCTTAGAATTTATGGCTCTTGGAGGTTTGGGAAAAATAGGAAAAACTGCCGCCACTAAGGCAACAGGAGCGGTATTAGAAAAAGCTATTCTAAGCGAAGGCATAACTGGAACGCTTGCGAGAACAACGCAAACAGCTAGTGGATTAATTGCTTCAGGTGCGGCAAGAAGCTTGGGAATGCCTAACAGGTATGTCGAGGGTTACGCTGAAAGACGAATAAACGATGGATTAGCAGTAACAGATAAAGGACAAGTTGTTCTTACTGATTCTACTGAAAAGCCACTTACTAGTTTTATGAAAGCTTATTCAGATGTATTTATTGAAAACGTATCTGAAGAAGCGGGGGTGGTTTTCTTAGGTAAGGCCGTTGATTTAGGAATAACTAAAGCCGCAAGTTTTCTTCCTACAGGTGTAAGGACGGCGTTGTTTGAAGCTTATCGAAAAATAAAACCCGATGCCTCAGTAAGAGAAATGTTCTCTAAGGCAGGTTTCCAAGGGGTAATAACAGAACTAGGAGAAGAACGTATCGGCGATGTCTTAAGAGTAGGTTTCGGATTAGACGAACGAAAAGACATATCTACATTCCAAAAATTAGAAGATGCAATTTTCCCCGACAAGGAACAATTGGCACTTGAGCTTGGATTATTCTCTATAATGGGTGGAGCTTCTATTGGAGCCAGTAAACTTAAAAACATTTTAACATCTCAGGGTAAATCTCCTCAAGAGATAGAAACTGTAATTACTGGAACATCTCAATTAGAAAAAGAAAACATTATTGACAATTTTACTCAGCCGCTTAAAGATGCAGGTAATAAATTTTATCAAGAGATGATTGATTCTCTAGACCCTATTAATGCTTTGCAAAAAAAACTTATTGAAGCTAATCCTGACGTTAAAACAGGAAAATTACCTTATTTATTAGCTAGAGAATCCAAAGGAAGTATAAGACAGGCTGAATCATTTATAACTAGCAAGGTTTATGACATTGATGAGAATGGTAAATCTGTAATATTAGGCGAAGGATTAGAACCTATATTGCAAGATTTTGATTTTGAATTTAAGAGAATGGAAAAAGACCAAAAGATAAGGCGCGAAGATTTATCAGAATATCTTAAATCAACTCGTATCTTACAGGATTTAATTAATCGTGAAGATGTTAATGTAAGCGAATCACAAAAGGAAGCTGCTATTATATCTCTTGACAATGTTCGTTCTAAATACGGCAAGAGGGCTGACTTATTACCAGAGTATGCTAAGAGAATTTACGATTTCCAAAAAAACACATTAAGTCTTTTGGTTAAAGGAGGACTAATGAGCCAGGAGAAATATGACAATATACTTGAAAAGAACCCCCATTATATTCCATTCTATAGAGTATTAGAAGAAGGAGAAATACCAGATTTTCAAGTTGGGGTTGGAACTAAACCTAAATTTACCAAAGCTAGAGATATAACTAAAAAAATAACAGGTTCAGAAAGAGATATTAAAGACGTCTATGAAAGTATGATTTATAACACAATGAGAATTGTTGATAATTATACTCGCAATAAAGTTGCCAAATCTGTTGCAGATGCTGCTGAATTTCTACCAGATGATATTAAAAAAGTAAAGCCTAATATGACCAAAATTAATATGGAAATAAAAAAAACTAATATTGTTTCTAATCAAGATAAAATTAATATTATTAAAGAAAATATACCAGATATAATATCTCAAGATAAATTAGACGTTGCCAAAGAAAAATTATCTAAATTAGAAGGGCAAGACAAGCTGGATGCCCTGGGATATATAGAACAATTAGAAAATGGCGCAAAACCATATAATATTTATAATTATATTAGTAAATATCAAACAGATGATTTTATGATAATGTTTGATAAAGCAGTATTAAATAGAAAATATTCAATATCAGAAAAAGAAATTATAGAAACATTTAGACCTTCTGCCTTTGCTCCTAAAGGAAACATTATAGAATATAGAGAAAATGGAGAGCGTAAATTTATCGAAGTTGAGAAGAGTTTATATAATGCTTTAACTTCTATGAACGAAGAACAAACAAGTTTCGTTATGAAAATGCTAGCTGTGCCTACAAACGTATTAAGGTTTGGGGCTACAATTATCCCTGAGTTTATGTTGCGAAATATCGTTCGCGACCAGCACGTTGCTTTGTTACAATCTAAAGGTAAGTTTATTCCCTTTCTTGATACTGTAAAAGCTCTTGCTTCGGTAGTTAAGAAAGATGATTTATATTATGATTGGATACGTTCGGGAGGGGCTTATTCATCTTATATGGATTTGTCAGACAAAGGACTTGAAAAGGCTTATGATAGATTGCTTAAAGATAAAAGCAAGTTTAGATTTCTAAATCCTATTACTACTTTACAAGAAACATCAATAGCTTTAGAAGAAGCCACTAGAGTAGCTATATTCAAGAGGTCTAAAGAAAGAGGATTGTCTGATTTAGAAGCTGGATTAGCTTCGAGGGAGGCTACTTTAGATTTCAGTCGTTCAGGAACTAAAGGTAAAAAAATAAATCAGATTATAGCTTTCTTTAATGCGGGTGTTCAATCAGCAGATAAAATGGTTAGAACATTCAAAGAAAGACCTGTTGCCGCTACTGCTTGGTGCTTAGGGACTATAACAATGCCATCCTTAGCAATAACAGGATATTATCTGTTCGGGGCAAGTGATGAAGATAGAGAGGAATATCTTAATTTACCAAGATGGCGTAAGGATATGTTTTGGAATATAAAAGTAAACGGAACTTGGATAAGCTATCCCAAGCCTTTTGCTTTAGGATATATATTTGGTTCAATGCCTGAGAGGTTTTTAGAATATACTTATGCTAATGATAAATCAGCCTCTAAGGATATTTTGAATAATTTATTTTCTGTATTAACCCCTATTCAAGATTTCGGAAGTATAATCCCAACAGGATTGAAAACCCCTATTGAATGGATTTCAAATTATAATTTCTTTACAGGAAGAAATATTGTCCCCGAATGGATGGAGAATATCGAGCCTAGTAAACAAGCTGTAAGGAATACAACAGAAACATCTAAATTAATCGGGGAAGTTATAAATAAATCACCTGCTAAGATTGACAATTTATTAAGAGGAACCTTTGCAGGACTTTCTAAATACATAACAGACACAGGAGATTTTCTAATTAATTCAATCAATGAAGAAAAACCTAAGAAAGAAAAAGAATTAGGAGAATATCCAGTTGTGAAAGCTTTTGTAAGTCTAAGACCTGAAGGAATGCGCGCCAATGAAACTAGTGATTTTATGGACAATGTTAATACATTATCTACTATTAACAGTACGTTCAATTATCTCAAAAGAAATGACGTCAAAGCAGCTAAGGCATATTACGAAGAAAACAAAGATAAGATAATTTTATATTCTAAATCTAAAAAATATTACGATGCTATCTTAGATACTAATAAACTTATAAAAGCTGTAGAAGATAAAGGCGGGGATTTAACAGAGAAACAAATTAAAATAGATAACCTAATGAAGAAGATAGTTAATTATGCAGAACAAGGAAATATTTTAATAGAAGAAAAATAGTGTTGCATTTTTGCAACAGTGTGATAAAATGAAACAAGGAGAAAAAAGATGACAGTAGGAAGCACATACGCCCCAGCAAAATATACCGGAAATAGTTCAACTCTTGATTTTACATATTCGTTTCCTATTGGAGCTGCAACGTATTTAGAGGTTTATCTAGAGTTAATTTCTACCGGAGTTCAGACTTTACAAACTCAAGGCTCAGATTATACCTTAGTTTTTGATGATACTGGCGGGACGGTAACTTTTGCTTCAGCTCCCACAGCTTTACAATATATTATTATATCTCGTAATGTTGCATTTGAACAACAAGTTTCATTAACTACATCTAAGGTTTTCGACCCGAAAGTTATCGAAGGAGCTTTAGATAAATTAACAGAACAAACTCAACAGCTAAAAGAGTTTGATACTCGTGTCCCTAGTTTGCCTTTAGGTTCTCCTATAACAAGTGTTTCTATTCCTACTCCTTCAGTAGGCAAGGCTTTATTATGGAATTCTACGGCTGATAATTTAATTAACTCTACTGATGATTTTAATGACATTGTAACTGATGCAACAGCACAAGCGGGCATAGCCACTACGCAAGCAGGATTAGCTACGACACAAGCAGGGTTAGCTACGACACAAGCAGGGTTAGCTACGACACAAGCAGGGTTAGCAAATACCGCAAGGATAGCTGCTGAACTAGCAGAAACAAACGCCGAAACGGCTGAGGCATTAGCCGAAGATTGGGCTAGTAAAATTAATGGGCAAGTGGATAGCACAGATTATTCATCTAAGGCTTACGCTATCGGAGGCACAGGAGTTACTACAGCTATCGGAGCAGCAAAAGAATGGGCGGTTACTCTAGGGGCAGCGGTCATAGCTGGTTATTACTCTGCTAAAGAATGGGCTGTTGGTACATTCACTCGAGGGGCAAGCGGTGGGGGTTCCGCTAAAGATTGGGCTACTTACACATCTGGAACAGTAGATAACGCCGAATACTCTGCTAAGTACTATGCTAATTTAGCCGACGTAGACAAGATAGCCTGGATGGGCACTTGGAGTGCAGGTACTTATAATCAAAGTGAAGCTGTTGAAAAAGATGGTACAAGTTACATTGTTAACACAACATCCACAAGTGAAACTCCAAGCGGGAGCGCAACTGACTGGGACGTTTTGGCATTAAAGGGAACAGACGGTACAGGTGCAGGAGATGTAGGTTCTAATACTACGACATCTGTTGATAATGAAATTGTCTTATTTTCAGGAACTGGCGGTAAAACAATAAAGAGAGCAACAACTACTGGAATTGTTAAAGCAGCTTCAGGCGTTATAAGTGCCGCCGCTGCTGGAACTGATTATGTCGTACCTAGCGGTTCTGTAGCAACATTAACAACAGCTAGAAATATAAACGGTATGGCATTTAACGGTTCTGAGGATATTAACAACTACACTACTTGCTCTACTGACGCAGGAACAGCTGCTAAAACTGCTGCTTTAACCGGCTTCAGTTTAACCACAGGCGCTAGGGTTTCGGTTTTATTTTCTAATGCTAACACTGCTGCAACACCAACTTTAAATGTTAATTCTACAGGTGCTGTTTCTATCGCTTCTGAATATGGAACGGCCTGCTCTGCAACTAACCCAGCTTATTTTCCAGCCGGCTCACTTGTAGAGTTTGTTTATGACGGGACTTACTTTAGATTTAAAAATAAAATAGTTCGAAGTTATGTAAACGGGACTTCTTGGTATAAACAATGGACAGATGGATTTATTAGGCAAGGTGGGACATTTTCTTTCACATCCGGCAATCAAACACCACAGAGCATTACTTTCCCATTGGCGTTTACTAGCGCTTGTCTAAATATCTTCATGGGCTCATTTCCTTATACAGGGGGTTATTTAAGATGTTTTTATTCATATTCATATTCTACAACTACATTTTCTTGGACATCAGATAGTCTTAACGCTTCGGGAGCATCGGGTACAGTAGCTTGGGAAGCTGCAGGATATTAATTTAAGGAGAAAAATAAATGACAAATAATACTTATGAAATAGGGCAAACTTTCGAAGGAGCGTATCCTCCCGAAGCCGCAATTTGGTGTAATGAGAATGGAGCTTATATTGGTTTAGTAGATGGTATTTATCAAATTATCGCGGCTACAGTTACTATTGATGGGGAAGAGTGCAGCATAGATAGCGATAAATATAAATGTTATCTATGCTACAACTCAGACCTACACCTAACAGCATGCTCTACTTGTACGATAGGAACCTTGGCAGAAAAAAAAGTTTGTAAGAAATCTGTTATTAAATCTAACCGTGATGCTAAATATTCAGAAGGAATTAAATGTACCATTGACGAGATTGATTATTACATCAAGGCTGACTCAAATACTTTAGCTCAATCTTCTGCTAAAGACAATTCAATATCTAAGGGGACTGGAACAGAATCGCAGAAAAAGTCTTGGGTATTCGATGGGATTTATGTTGATGGCGTTGTAACCTTATGTAAGACTAAAGTATCGCTTGCAACCTCAAATGATATGTCACAGTTAATGGCAAATATCGGTGATTATTTTGAGAGAATGCAACAACACTATGGAGATTTAATCATAGCGGTTCAAGATGCTGCTACGGTTGAAGCTGTACAGGCTTGTAGTACAAGTTTCAGTACAGTAAGTAATGACGTAACACCTAGTTAGGAGAAGTAATATGCCTTGTGGAAAGAAAGGAAAGAAATAATGTCAGTAGGTCGTAGAGGCAAGAAGAAGAAGAAGAAATAATGTTCTATTTACTTAACATAGTTTATTGGATATTAGATTTCTGGCAAATCAAGGTGTATGATGATTTTATCGACACCTTGATACTTGCTCAAATTATTGTGATTAATGGATTATGGTTTTACGCTTACAATGAAAAAACCTTAATGACAAGAAGCGTTTGTGTTTCTTATATGTATTACAGCGTTTATAATTTATTAGCTACCTTATTCTTTGTTCAAACTGAATATTCAGTAATTTATAATACCTGTTTATTCTTCGTATTAGTTAATTATCAAGTTTATAAAAGTTATTCTCTACCTAATGATAAAATTAATCCTGAAAATGTATGTTTAGCTTTTTATAAACCTAAGACGTTTTGGCAATATACATTAAGTTTATTCGGTAGTCCTGTGAGCTCTCCTTGTTTAATTCTTGGAGATAAAAATTATAGGCTTTCTAAGACTGAAATCAACCCTATTATTGATAATAATGAAATATCTGAGGATTATGCTATATTAGATACAGGAGTTAAAATAACCGAGGAAATTATCGAAGCAGCTAAGTTAATAAAAAATCAGCCTGTTAGAAACTTTAGCAGCTTGTATTTAAGATTAAATTGTGTTAGAATATTAAAACCAGTCTTGAGCGAGATGCCCAGAAAATGGCGCTATAGATTTATGGATTGGCTCCCTGCAATTTATTTATCTAGGCGGTTAGAATGGTCAAAAAAATGTTAACTGATGAACAATTAGAAGCTTTAATTGAGAAGGCAGCAGAAAGAGCAGAAGTAAGAACTCGTAAAGAGATACTTAAATATGTTAAAGTTATCACAAAAATTGACCCAACTTCAGATAAAGGAATACAAGAATTAAGTGAAATATGTAGTTGGGCAAGAAGCGCCAAGAGTGGAAGCAAATGGGCTTTTATAACTTTCTTTAGCACTATAATAGGAGGAGTAGCAATGGGCTTTCTTTATGTAATATATGAAGGTGTAAAAGGATTTTTAGGAGCAAGTGAATGAGTTCATTTTCAAAACGTTCAAAGGAAAATCTATCTCAATGTGATATCAGACTACAAAAGATATTCAACGAGGTTATTTTAATAACTGACTGCGCGGTTATCTGTGGACATCGTGGAGAAGAAGAACAAAACAAAGCTTATAATGAAGGTAAATCTAAACTAAAATATCCACAAAGTAAGCATAACAAAATCCCAAGTCAGGCAGTTGATGTCGTGCCATTTCCCATAGATTGGAGTAATATTGAGAGATTTAAGGAATTAGCAAGTAAGGTAAAACAAATTGCTGAGGACTTAGACATTAAAATTGAATGCGGTTGTGATTGGAAATGGAAGGATTTTCCACACTTTCAAGTTGATTAATATTATTAATATGTTATAATTTATTTTTAAGGGGATAGAGTAGCTCTTGATAAGCAAATATTCCGAATTTGTTTCCTCTTATCAACCAATCGGAAAATACTACGGAGGTATATTATGGAAGAATGGAAGAAAATTAACGGTTATGATGGTTATTTTGTATCTAATGAAGGGAGAGTAAAATCATATCGTCAAGATAAAATAGATGGTGTTGTTCTAAACCCCTCTCTTGATAGCAAGGGTAATTATTTACAACTAAGTTTGCGTGTTAATAAAAGAACTAAGATGTGTCGTGTTCATAGGCTTGTTGCGGAGTCATTTATATTAAATACTTATGGTAAACCTCAGGTAAATCATAAGGATTGTAATAAGAAAAATAATAAAGTAGAAAATTTAGAATGGGTTACAAGAAATGAAAATTCTAAACACGCTTTTGATAATGGACTAATTATTATGCCCACTCCATTTAAAGGTAAGTTCGGAGCAGAACATAATAAAAGTAAGCAATATAAATTACAATGCCCTAATGGGGGAATAAAAGTATACGGTAGCGGATTAGAATTTCATAGAGAAACTGGATTAGACCATACTTCACTATCTTACGCTTCCAGAAAGAAATTGCCATATAAATTTAGTAGCCATTTCAGACTTAATGGATACACGTTATTAGAGGTTAATAATTATGAACTGGTTTAGTAATATAAAAAACATACTATATCTATCAGGAGCGATTTTAATCGTTTCTAGCTTAATCTGGTTGAATTGGTTGTGGAATAGCCGAGCTTATTATAAAGAGCTTACAGCTACCCAGCAATCAACAATAACTAATATGGAAACTGATATGATTAAGAAACAACAAGCTTTAATTAAACTTGAGGAAATCCAATCACAAACTAAAAAACAAATGGATAAGTACCGTAAACTTGTGGAGGCAAGCAAAGATGATAAAGAATTTAATGAATGGCGTAATGATAAGTTGCCTAGTATTGTTGTTAACAGCTTGCGCGACGAAGATAACAACGCAAAGCCCAAGTGAAGCTTTATTAATTAAGTCTGAAACTCCTAATTTAACCTGCTCTACAAATGAATGTTTATTTGCCTATGCTTCGGAGCTTAAGGCTAAACTCGACGAAGCTAATCTTAAACTTGAGGCATTAAAGAATGAAAGTAAACTATAAGACTTTCTGGATTATTATTTGTCAATACTCAATAGCTATAGGGTTCGTTTACAATTGTTCATATTTAATTCTTAGTAATTTTATCAATTTAATGCCTGTAACTCAGGAATATTCAGAATTTATATTGTGGGGATTTACCGTGTGTTCTGGAGGTCAAATACTCAAGAAGCATTTTATAAAAGAAAAGATTGACAATAATCAAGAATAGTTTATAATCTCTATGCTAGAGATAGCTAATCAGACAGACAAATAAGGAGATATAAAATGATAATACAATATTACAAAGGTGATTTCAAATATATATTAGACAATGTTACTGATATTAGATTCCAACATAGTGTTGGAGAAAAAGATAAGAAATATACTCTAGAAGAGTTTTGGAGAGAAGCGGAAAAATATGATAACAATATCTTAGTTTCTAATAAAGAAACTCCTATTGAAATTAATAAGTTGCACAAAACTTTAGTGACTTTCGTTAAAAATGGTAGAAATTACATAATGCTAATTATAGAAGGCACAGTAGTTTATTTATGTAATGATAATGGGAAAACACTAGAACAAATAAATTTAGTTTAAGTTTATTTAGCTTGACAACCGTGAATAACTATGTTACTATTTAATCATAAGCACACAAGATGCTTTACTAAAAAATAACTCTAGGGCTGCAATTTAAGTTTCCCCAAACACCACCACCGCAGCCCTTTTATTTGTTCTACCAAGATGTAGAATAAATTTCGGTATCGCTAAGGCGTAATCCGCTAATATCTTTATAAAGCCAATATCGACACAACATAATCACTTGTTTTTTTTATTAGAACGTCTGCAATTTGCCGGCGTTCTTTTTATGTATAAAAAAGCCCACCGATATACGATGGGCGCACTAGGGGCAGGATAATCACGTCCCTAGCGGGATATTATTATGCAATAGATTTGAACCCCCGTTGCATAACAATTAGATAGTAATACAAATTTATATAAATGTAAAGAAAAAAGAGGATTGTCTATTGACTTTCCTCTTTTTGTTTGATATTGTTTTAATGTTTGGTAGTGCTGTTTTACTTAATGTAAATTTTTACAATGAGGTTAATATGCGTACCAAAAAGTATTTAGAAAAGACCATAGAGATATTAAATCAATATGGTTATTCATTTAATAAAATATCAAATCAGACCAGAATAGACGTATGTTCAGTTTTGAATAAAAACTTTGGAATATATAATTATAGAAAGAGCAATAAACCAAAACAATTAAGAATGATGGCTTACTTCCTGTCTTTATTGGGCATAGATACGCCTATGTCTATAGTGGTTAATCCCAGAGGTATATTGGGTTTAAATGAAGATAAGTTAATATTATCTAAGAATCAAAGGATAATAAAAGAAAAAATAAATAAGGTTATAGTAACTAATAATGTAAATACAGACAAAGAACGCTTAAATACATTAACTAGCAGAGGTTATTTGTATTCAAGAGAGAATGCTATTAAACTATATAAGTCCGAAGAATGGAGAAGTTTAAGATACGAAGTACTGAAAGAGCAAGGTGGAGTTTGTCAACTATGCGGACGTTCTAAGAAACACGGTGTAGTATTGCACGTTGACCACATTAAGCCATTATCTAAAAACTGGGAATTAAGACTTACAAAGTCAAACCTTCAAGTTTTATGCGAGGATTGCAATCTAGGTAAGAGTAATAAAGATTGTATAGACTGGAGGTAACGGGGGTTCACTTATGTCTAATCTTCTCTTGTCAACCATTATCTAAGATTATACGCTTAGCGTGTTCTAACATACCCAATGCCCTGAAGTAGTTTTTATAATCTGCCTTTAACCATACTGTTTTTATTCCTCCAGCTAGAAATATTATATCATAGAATTTATCATCTGGTATTTCATCAATGAATTTCTTAAGTTGTTCCTTTGTGAAATAATCATCATTATTTCTTGGTTTGAATTTTACTATGTTATCCATTAATCCTCTCTTCCTAATTCATATTTATGCTTGAGTATCATTACAGTTTCAAAGTTAATTCCTAAACATTCAAGTCCGGTTAATAACACTCTTATAGTATCTATAAACTCTATTGCTAGTCCTTCAGGTTTATCGTTTATTATCTCATTTTTATATTGCTCTTTATCAATACACTCCCTAGCCTCGAATAATTCGTTTATAGCGGCATCTATAAATTTGTGCATATCTGGTATGATTAAATCATCTTGTGTTATCTTACCCCTCCTTATTGCAATGGCGGCACATTCTTTTTGTAGTTTATCCATATCAATCAAAATAATATCTCCTTTATTTTCTTAGCACAGTTAACCACAGCATTAGAATCGTTATTTGATTGGATTTCATCTTGTAATAAAAATGTTTCGTATTTTCTAATCATTGAAACAAACTCCTGCATATACTTTCCTGACTTAAGAGCTTTGTTGTAATGAGTTGTTAGAGCATCTTTAAACAATCTAATATCCTTAGTTGGGAGTTTTGAAATGCAGGCATCACACTTGTTTATTTCAATATTAATAAATTCATCTCTTATATAATCATCACTTGGCATCTTCTTTTACTCCTTCAAAAAATAGTTTACCGTTTTTTCTATAAGTAGTTACTCCACGTTTGAATAAATTCTTAATGTATTTGTCAGCCTCTTGTTCATCTTCAGCCAAGCAAACGCATTTTATACCTTGATTTCTGTATTCTATTTTAATCATAATTCCCCCGTTACTGCTAAAGTTAACGCTACAGAAGGTTTAACTCCTGCCCTCGTGTATTTAATATATTTACCGGCTGTTATGCAGAAAAATATCAAAGACAACCATACGATAAACATAGTAAAGTAAACAAATCGCATCTCTTTTTTAGTGACGTATCTATTCATTTTGTTTCTCCATAGAATTGTTAGGGCATACCTCAATGCAACGCCCGCACTCTACACAAGCATCTTGGTCAATGTATATGCCTTCTATGCCAACCAGTATTGCGCTCTTTAGGCACTCGTCTAGGCATTGCATACACTTGGTGCACTTTTTGGGGTTGTGAACTGTGGTCATTTTAATTTCTTTCCTATGAAATAGGTTGTTATATCACAAATTAAGAAAAGAAGAATTGTTGTAGCAAACCCGTCTGACTTAACTAATAATGAATCTCCATTAGATATAAACATCAATAGTACCATTAAAGAACTCATTTTACTTTCTTCCCGCAAATAATTCTCTCCAAGTTAGCCTTAGTGCTAGGGTCAAGCTCATTAAGATTGATGTGCATCTTCTCGGCGTAATCAGCCATAGCCTTACCGCACAAGATAAACTTAGCATTTCTTAGTCTATTAGTGGCATCTTTTACATTCTCTCCATTATGTAATTGTTGTTCTGATATGGACTTAATTTCTTTAGCCCTACCAATAAGGTAATCGTCTATGTGTGTTATGCTCATTTCACTCTCCCTATTGTTTTAAGTGCATTAATCCTTACTTGTGTAAAATCTCTGCCTTGCTCTAAACCTAATTTAAGTTCCCGGAAGTAAATCATATTGGCATTTGTCATCGCATTAGGGAATTCTATAGCGTTGTTCTTAGCCTCGCTGGCTAGTTCTGCATAGTTAACTCCACATACTATTAATCTATCGTGCTTAACGTGTCTGTCGTGGATATACTTATCAATGTCTGTGGTAAAATCAGATTCTTTAGTCATTTAAACCTTCTCCTTCATTAAATTGTTCTAGGTTAATACAGGCTAAACAATGTGCTGTTTGTAGTTTTTGGTCTTCTTTGGCTTCAGCTTTAGAGCTATAGTAAACCGATAATCCGTCATAAATATTAATCCACCCGCTTAACTTCTTTGGTTCGGTGTATTCTTCTATTAGAACGTTACCTTCTTTATTTACTCCTGTCTTAGTAAAGGTGCTAATGGATTGACTTATTACATTAATCGCTATTAATAAATCTAGATTAGGGTGTTTTGTAAATATCTCAAACACATTTCCGCTACTTGATTTATACTTCTTTCCAACTTCAATCTTCACAATCTTCATCCTCCACAGTTAAAATCAATATTCCTAAAAGTAAAATAATAATTTACTTCCTTCACCCGAAGGTATAACAATTTCTAATCTATCTATGTTAATAAGTTTATCAGATAACTTTATAAATTCACTCATCATCAATTCTCCTTTACTGGTGGGGTTAGTTTACTATAATTAAAACATTTAACAGGGGAATAAACCTGTTTACTTTGTTCTGATGGTATATTATCACCTACACCTACGATATAAAGTTTTGGTTTAATGGTTGGATTGTTTCTGTTTTCACAGCTTATACAGTATTCACATTCTCCAAACTTACGGCATCTATCCATCTCACACCTCTTTTACATCTAATATCAAGCGGAGCTAACTATCTCCCAACATTTATCTTGTTAATATCTAGCCAGAGCCATCGCCATAGCCATTGCCAGAGCCAGAGCCATCGCCATCGCCATATCCATATCCATAGCCATAGCCAGAGCCAGAGCCATTGCCTTTGCCAGAGCCATGATGCCTATTCTTAATCTTCGATAAATTTAACATAAGTTTTCTCCGCTTCTTTTGTTGTTGGTATAAACTCAATAACGTTAGTAAGCAACACCTCTCCTGTTTTATTTAGTCTACCTTTTACAACCCCATTCTTAGCCACAGCTGATAAAGATAGTCCGCCATCTTCCCATTTCCATAACCTCAAGGCGTTTTCGAGTTTAATTTCCATAGAGTTTTCAGGATTAATCCAGATAACATCTCCGATATGAACCCCAGCTGAATATGTTCTAATTAAACAACGCCTACCCAACATAGGATGTTTAGTATTCAACTCTCCTTTATTAAATAAATTATGCAATTCTTTTACTTCTCTCAATGTTAAATCATCAATATTCATTTTATTTACTCCTTGTTAGTTGTTAATAATTGTTGCACACATATCCTGTTTTATAGTGGAGCGGATACACTCTGTAAATTTAATTGCTTTATTAGTATCCTTAATCCCTAGATACTCAAAGCCGTACTTGCTGGCATATATCACCGTGATACATACAATCAGCATTGCTATAAGCCATCTAGGAATCAACATCTTTTTCACCGTTTTCTATCATATTAACAAATCCATTATCTGAACATATTCCCTCTAAATCCTCAGTCTTAACTCTTTCGAATACTCCTTGAGGATAATTAGAAACGTGCCTTAAGCACCTCTCCATTACTGGGCAATATTCTGAGTTACAAACTGTCATCATCTACAACATAACTCCCTAACGTGATACAATGTTTTGTTTATTTCTTTGAATTCTTCGTATCTTCCCTTCCAATTATGATATGCTTTTACCATACATTCAGGATTAATTTCGGCTATGGCACACCAAAATTCACGACTGCGCTTAAATTCTCCCTTATCTTCAGTTAGAAAAAGTATAGCTTCTCTATTGTCTTTTTTAAGTTGGCTTTGGTCTTGATTAAATTTTGTTCTTTTAATTCTAATCGCGTCTGTCAAAGCTGTAAATAAAACAGCAGATGCAAGTTGCTTGCAGGCTTTATATTCCATTTCTATATCTTCAAATTTTTTCATTTAATTTCCCCTTTCAAATTACTTATACATTAAATAAAATAGCTTGTCAATAGTTTTTTTTACTATTTATAATATTAATCTTTAAATAGTTTATTGAAATCTAATCCTAGTTCTTTGCATTTATCTAAGAATTTATTTTGTCTTTTACTAAATCCTTTAAAACACCATCTATCTAAGCAGGATTTAGAAGTACCAAACTTACTTGCCACTTCTTCGTTGCGTTTTTTAATATCTAATGTTCTTTTAATATATTGCCAGTTTAAAATCATAGTTGCTCCTTTAGTTGTTTAAGTTTTTCCTCTAGTTCGAATGTTGGTATTTTTTCAACGCTGTAATCTTCAGAAATATTTTTGTAATCGTTATTAGTGATTATACCGTTTACAATTGCAATTTCCTTTAGTTTATTTTTATACTCAGGTTCATTTATATGTACTTGATATTTATGAACCCCTGCGTTTAAAGCTATTCCGTTTCTTAAATCCCATCTGTATTTCATATTAATTCGGTGTTTTATCCAATGATGAGCCTCTAAGTTTTTATCATTTAACGATAGCATACATTTTTTATCCCTTTTTCTAATTAATAAACTCCACGTTTTATCTAGTTCATCTATTAGTTCTTTTCTTTTATCTTTCTTTTTTCCTATTTTCTTAAAATCATTCATACATTCGACTAATCTTTCAAATCCTTTTTTTGGTACGAAATCAGGATATTTATTATAAAATTTACATAAATAGTTTTTAAAGTTCCGGCATCCTTTACATAAATCTTTAGTACAATGGATTATTAATTTACTGTTTTTATATTTCATTTAGTCTTTCCTCTACACAAATTAACATTTATCCTGCTGATTCCATATTGCATTCAGCTCTAGCTAAAGCTACCCTACCGCAACTAATTCCATCAAATAAAGATAATACATTAATAGGTTTCATTTAACTAACTCCATATAGCCCTTGCGTTCTAAATAGCTTTCAGGCAACTCCGTCATCTGAAACTCTCCGTGCGTGCGTTCAGTCCAGAATATTAACACCTTCATCATATAATCGCAAAACTCTCCGGTCTTCATCTTAGTAGTAGTCTTAACTCCGAATATTGTTTTGTTAATCTCGTGTATTATATCAGGTGTATAAGGTAAGTTTAAATCTCCGTAACTTAATCCTATGTCATAGAAAAACTTATTAAGTTCCGAACAAAATAACCAGTAGTAATTATTAGCTTCATTACTACGTTTGGACTTAAACTCTTTCACCTCAACATCAACTTGCTTTCCATTCTTAATCATTTCCTCAGCTTGCGTATAAGCTAGGCGGAAAACTTGTTTGATATGGTTTAAGTCCTTTATGAACATTATTCTTTAATCCAGCCACTACATAATTGTTTTAATCTAATTAATAATTCATCAACATCTTTCTTGTTTGATGAAGTAAATTTAAATTTAATAGAATAAACAATTTCAGGTTCAATGTGAACTACAGTCCCTCCTTTTAATGACATTTTAGCAGGTTCGTTTTTAATATCTTCTTTTTTCTTGGCATCTTCAGATATTTTTATTTCATTGGCTGATAAATAATCATTTTTAATAATATCCATTAATTCTACTATTGAGTTTTCAGAATAAATATATTTCGATATTCCCAAGTCAAACCCATAAAGTTTAGAATTTTCGGAATTAATTTTATTAATAGCTTCAGTTCTTTCAATTAACATTTTTTCTTTATCTTGTTTATCCTTAACCTCTTGTTGAATTTGCTTAGCTATATTATTAACTTCTTCAATAATTGAATTCTTAGTAGTAGTTTTATTAAGCCACTTTTCTTGAATTTCTAATCTTAATAAATATTCATCAGTTATTTTATATCCAGTTATTACACTTGATATTAATTCTTGAACATACTTACGTTTCTCATCCCTTTCTTTTTCCTTAAATACATTTACTTGGGAATTAAGTGCCTCTACAACATCTTTACCAATTTGTAATATATCATCGCAATCAGCCTTTAACTTCTTGCTAGGAGCTTCTAGTTCCTTTGAAATTGATATTCTATTATCATTAACATTCTTGATAATTTTATTAATATCAGCAACCTCTTTTTTAATATCTTCTAGTATGTCTTCGGTTACTACTAAATTTTTATATTTATCTGAAATTTGCATAAATCCAGCTTTTATTTCATCTAAATTATGTTTAATATCAATTTTACTTTCGTTTATTATTACTAAATCTTTCATTTTATTTTTCCTAAAAAGGTATGTTATCGTCTGGTAAATCAGGACTATTCAATGCTTCCTGTTTAACTTCCTCATCGACAGGTTTAATCGAATAACTCAAATATGTATTTCCGTTTTTATCTTTTTTCTTCCAAACTGATAACATACTTAGAACTCCGTTAATTTTGTTCTTAGTATAAAAGTCCGGTGAGTTTTCGCTTTTCTTTTTATTGTTAGCGAATATTGCTCCTGCATTTTCTTTTTGTTCCATTATGTTAAATCCTTATATCTAGTTGCTGCCTTTTTTCTAAACGCTTCAATCTGATAAACTGTCCACTTATCAGTTATTGCCACTCCCTCCTTAGTTTCGTTTACAAATTTAGTTACTTCATTCGCTGTGGGTATTAAACCTAAAGCCCCGATACAGGCGTTATAACTTTTTGTAGCCGCTTCTTTATCGATAGGATCTCCGTTTATATCTTCAGTTGGTAGATTTTGTTCAGGCATACCTTTATTTGTTTGTTTATGATGTTCGTCTGTATCAGCGTCCTTAGTGTCATCAATGCAGAATAATCCATTTAGAGCATACTTACGAGCATAACTAGAAGATGTTCCTGTAATTTGACTAGAATCCAACCCCTTCTTTTCATCTGGCTCTCTAGCATAGGCTATTGACTGATAGTTATTTTCTCCATCATTAAAAGTTGCTGTTGCTTTTACATAATATCTAGTACCTATTAAGACTACCTCATCTGATAAGTTAAGCAAGCTTCCTTTAAGTAACGGCTTGATTGCCTCTAAGATATCCTCGCAAGAACGATATTTATAGCCACCGAATTTATTTAGTTGATTTTTTGGTGCTTTTAATTCCTTAATTATTTCTGATAATGTCATTGTTTATCTCCTATCAATCCTAAAATTTTCATAATATTTAATGTTTCGTCCTGAATTTCTTTGTCTGTCATTTTACTTATCCTTTTTCTGATGTTCTTTAGCCATAACTAGAATAGGTTTTTTCCATTTGTTCCAAAATTCCAAAGCCTCGCTATCCATTCGTGATATTATTTCATCACTAACTTCATTCCAAAATGTAGTTGTATGTATTTGGCAACCTATTTTTATTTTTTTATCAGTAATCCATATTTGCCACTTTAATCCTGCATTAATGTAAATTGGTGACTTGATTAATTTTTCACCCCACAGGGTGGCACCCCACAGGTTGGCACCACACAGGTTGGCACCATACAGGTTGGCGCCACACAGGTTGGAACCACGCAGGTCGGCACCACACAGGTTGGCACCCCACAGGTTGGAACCACGCAGGTTGGCACCCCACAGGTTGGCACCACACAGGTTGGCACCCCACAGGTCGGCATCCCACAGGTTGGAACCACACAGGTTGGAACCACGCAGGTCGATATCCCGCAGGTTGGAACCACGCAGGTCGGCACCACACAGGTTGGCACCCCACAGGTCGATATCCCGCAGGTTGGAACCACACAGGTTGGAACCACGCAGGTCGATATCCCGCAGGTTGGCACCCCTTTCTCTTGCCTTTAGTAAACATTCTTTTATTGTTTCACATTCAAATTCAAAAATAACATTTCCATTAAATCTATTTAATATTTTCATTTTAATCTCCGTAAACTTCTCTGATTTTTTCTATTAAGTAATCATCAAGTTTAATAAATTTATCTCCGACTTTCTTATATAAATCACGGTCCATTAGATTTTCTCCTGTGCGGATATCTTCTAAGACGTCGAACTTTCCGTTGTAAAGATTAAACTCAACCTTGTAATTACCTAATTGCATATCACGGCTTTCGTTGCGATATTGTATTTCTCCGCTTTCTCTTTCATCATCATCCATAATTACACCTCAATATTTAAGCGTTGACGTAAATTTCTAGTATCTTCTTTCTTAACTGGACGTGGTATAAATAACATCGCTCCAATTAAAACTCCTATTAGTACGGATAAAACTATAATTAAGTAAATCATTTTAATGCATCATATTTTTAAATAAATTAAACTCAATCCATTGTCTTGTTAAATGTAAATTGTTTCTATTTTTATATTCTTTTTTAACTTTATTCCAGTATTCTTTAGTTTGCAAGATTCCACTTTCTTCTATTATTTTTGCTGAAATACTTTTTTCCCTTAGTACCGATTTTAATTTTATCATTTTAAGTCCCCTTTCATTGTTGATAACTAACTTATACACTAGATAAAATGTATTGTCAAGAGTTTTTTTTGTTATTTATAAGTTTTTTGTTGACTTGTTGTTAAGTTTAGGTTATAAAGGATTTGAAAGAGAGGAACAATGCGGATGATTAAAGAAAGGAAATGCTGTGCTGGCTGTATATTTCTTGGTATCTGCCTAATTAAGGATAAGATACACATTACTTGTCATCGGTACAATGAAGAAATAAGAGTAAGCACAAAAGAATCGGTAACGTCATTAAGAGAGACTCCGATATTAGAGGTGTGTAAGAATGAGAAGGGGTATAAGTTATGAAACACCTAGAAAAGATGACCATCATAAAGAAAGCTCTGTGTGGCACATCGGGCTGGTGGAATAGAACAGATTTAGGAATGATGGTCTTTGATAAAAAATACAGACAAGCTGCTGGTTATGTTGACAAGGCGGTTAAAGAGCTGGTTGAGCTTGGAGTTTTAGAGACAAATGGTAAGGGTAAGTATAGGTGGAAGCAATGAGTTATATAGAAATAAGTAAAATTATGAAATATAGGGGTTATTTTATCTATGAAATTGACCATATTAATGCTGATAATGAATTTGAGCTTGCTAAGATTAATAATGCCAGAAGGAGTATTAGAGGATTTATACAAACTTTAAAGTTCTTCATTAAAGAATTGGAGCGAGAAGGATTTAAGGTTAAGCGTGAAATAATATCTTCAAAAGAACTTGAATATTGTTCTTCTAGAAGATTTATAAAAACAGCTAAGCTTAACACGTATAGATTAACATTAAGTTAATAATTTGAAAGCGAGGAATTATGAGTTACATTAAAGACGGAGTCCACCGGACAGAGGATAACATCCTAATCGAGGCTTTATACTTGCTAGCTAAAGACATCCAAAGCGATGACGGTATTGCTAACGAGTGCGTTAGAGAAGCGGCTTTGAGATTAAGCGAGCTGGTTGAGGAGGTAAATATTTATAAAGCTAGTCAGAATAGTAGATTATTAGATATAATTAACCTTCCAACCCATAGTTTCTTTAAAAAATTTAGTCGTAAAAAGTGTTTAACTAATTTGCTATTAGATAGAGGTATTAATTTTATTAACCAGCTTTGTAGCCATACAAGACAGGAATTGCTTAATATCCCTGGTATGGGTATTAATGGAGTTAATTTTATTGAACAGGCTTTGGGAGAATACAATATTAAACTTAAATCTAATCTTGACAACCAAACTAAATAATATATATTAGTTAGAATAAACACTTTACTTCTCTAACATTATATGATACTATATAAATATGATAAAGATTATAGCGTATAAATACAGGATTTATCCTAACTTAAAGCAACAAGAGCTGTTAGAAAAGCATTTTGGTTGTTGCCGTTGGGTATATAATTATGGTCTACAAAGAAAAATAGAGGTTTATGCTAAAGAAAAGAGAATTATATCTAGGTTCGATTTACAAAAAGAGGTTGCCTTATTAAAGAAAAAAGAAGATACTAAATGGTTATCAGTGGCAGCCGCTCAATCGTTGCAAGAATCGTTGGTACACTTAGATAAGGCTTACACAAGGTTCTTTAGAGATAAAAAAGTATTCCCAAAGTTTAAAAGTAAGAAAGAAAACTATAAAAGTGTTAGTTTTGCTCAGCAAACTAGAGTTGATTTTAGTACTAATAAAGTATTTGTTATTAAGTTTAAGGAAGGTATCAAATGTAAGCTGTATAGAGAGTTTACTGGTAGGATAAAAACATCTACTATTTCCAAAGTACCATCTGGTAAATATTTTATATCTATATTGGTTGAGGAAGAAGTAGAAGATATTATCCAAAAGCCAATTAATGTGGAATCAGCATTAGGAATAGATTTAGGAATTAAATCATTTATAGTAGACTCTAGTAACAGAGAGTTTGATAATCCTAAATTTTTAAGGAAATCAGAAAAGAAATTGGCTAGAGAACAAAAAAGATTAGCTAGAAAAACCAAAGGAGGTAAGAACAGAGAAAAACAAAAAATTAAAGTAGCTAGAGTTTATGAGAAGATTAGTAACCAACGTAATGATTTTCTACATAAAACTTCAAGGCAATTAGTTAATGATAACCAAGTTAACACGTTTTGCATTGAAAATCTTAATATAAAAGGAATGGTTAAAAATCATAATCTAGCTAAATCTATTTCAGACTGTGGTTGGGGTACTTTTGTAAAATATCTAACTTATAAATCTAAATGGGCAGGAAAGAATATACTAATGATAGGTAGATTTGAACCAAGTTCTAAGGTTTGCAATAAGTGTGGATTTATTAATGATAAACTTACATTAAAGGATAGAAAATGGGAATGCGAAGGCTGCGGAGAAATATTAAATAGAGATTATAATGCTGCTTGTAACATAAGAGATTTCGCATTAAGTAAACAGAATTTAGTAGGGAGAGAAACTCCCGAATTAACGCTTTAGGAGATTTAGTAATGACTGAATCAATGAATAAAGAAGCTATAATACATAGTGTTTCGATATATAATGATTAACAGCAAGGAGAAAGTGTAATGGCACAAACTAATTTAATCCAATTAACAAACAGACATATAGCCAAGTTATTAGATAAACTTGAGCCTTTTGCTATGCCTGAAATTGCTAAGGACGAAATTAAACGTCAAATGCATTTTCTTCGTGAGGATATAGTTAACATTGAGCAAGGAGCAAGTGAAGATGAAAGACAAGAACAATCAAAATGAAGATGTAGTATGTTTTGGTATGCCAAGAACATACATCTATTTTAATCCTAACGAACAAATAGTTATTAAGCAAGAACCTGATTTATTAGGAGAAGAGCAATTTGTTTACTTTTATGCTGATAAGGTTGACATAATAGTTAATAAATTATTAGAATTAAAAAGGATTTATGAAGATGCAAAAAAATCATAATATCCTAGATAACTCAGGATTTATAAAAATACACCGTAAATTCATTAATTGGGAATGGTATGATGATATTAATACTAAAGTATTATTTATTCATTTAATACTTAAGGCTAATTATACGGATAAAAATTGGCACGGCATAGAAGTAAAAAGAGGCTCGTTAATAACTAGTACTCAAAACTTATCAACAGAGCTAGGTGTTAGTATAAGACAGGTAAGGACATCACTAACTAAGCTAAAATCGACAAGCGAGTTGACAATCAAAACAACTAATAAATATTCTTTAATTTCAATAACTTATTATGATAAATATCAATCAAACGACAAGCAATATGTCAGTCAAACGACAAACGAGCGACAATCAAACGACAATCAAACGACAACAACTAAAGAAAGTAAAGAATATAAAGAAGGAAAAGAAGTAAATATATATGATGATTATTTTAATGAATTTTGGGAATGTTATACTCCAATTAGAGATTCTAATGGGGACTGGGTAGCAAAAGGAAGCAAGAAAGAGTGCAAGAAGAAATTTATAAAAATAATGTCAGAAGGAGTAAGTTATGAAGAAATTATCAGCAGTCTTAAACAATACCTTGAATATTGCAAAACAGCGAATAGACAATCGTGTGGAGCAGAAGTGTTCCTCAACCAACGGAGATGGGAAAATGATTATTCCTGCGAACAAACAGTTAAATCCGATAGCGGAGCCGGAAGTAAACGACAAAAACCTGTTAACTATCTTGAAGTTGCGGCTAGGGTTGCAGCAAGATATGAAAATAAAGGAAAAGACGATATTTACTGAATTCGGAACTGAGTATAAACCAAGTGAACTTATATGCGGAGAATTAACTAATGAACAAAAATTACTGGGGTTACAGGTTATATATGAATTTGAGAAACCTGCAAATGTTAATGATATTATAAAATTATTAACAAGATTGAAATATACTACAATTTCAAAGAATGATGAGATTGATAATGAAGAAATAAGAATTTCAATTTATACTGATGAGATGCTTAAATATCCTGCTGATATTGCAAACAAAGCATTAACATCAAGGTTTAAGTTTTTCCCGACATTAAGTGAATTAATAGAAATTTGCGATGGTGAAGTTTTAAGGCGTAGAATAATTAAAAGAAAGTTTGAGTTATAATTAGGGGAATAAAATGAATTACGAAGAATTTATAGAAAGCAAAAAGCATTCAACCGGAGAGTTTGGATTTAATCCTGTATGGTATCCTGAAAATATATTTGATTTTCAAAAGTTCATAATAGAACGTGCGGTTAAAAAAGGTCGTATCGGAATATTTGCAGATACTGGCAATAAAATTATTAAGGTTCAAGTAAAGGCGACAGAATCACCAAAAATAACTAATCAATGGAGGGGTAGAAGTGAGGCTTATGTATTTAATATAAAAAGAAAAGGTTCTAACGGAGCAAAGAAATATCTTAATAACGAGGTTGATTTATTCGCACTAGTTAGTTTAGATACAATGCAAGTTGGATATATAAAAAATTGTGATATGCCAACAACTATAAATATAAGAGTTGATAACATAAAAGGAAGTTATCACGATGAAAAGGGGATAATAAATTATAATAATATAATTAAATTAAATAATAAGAGTATAAGAGAAATTATTAGTATCACTGGGTTAAGCGAAACATCTATACGTAATATTTTAAGAAAAGGATATGAGCCATTTAAGACTAAAGCGTTATATATGTCAGATTTAACAAGAAATAAAGAATGGATAATGGAGTTATAACGATGACAATGACAATGATAAACGACCATTTTCAGAATTTTAAAAGATGGAATGTCCCTAAATGTAGTCTTTTGTTGGCAGACATACCATATAACGTTGGTAAAAATGCTTATGGTAGTAGCCCGAAATGGTATATTGACGGAGATAATAAAAACGGAGAATCTAAACTTGCCAATAAAGAGTTTTTTGATACTGATAAGGACTTTAGAATACCGGAGTTTTTTCATTTCTGTCATAAGATGATTAAGCCTGAACCTAAGGGAGTGGGGAAAGCAGGGTGTATGATTGTATTTTGTGCTTTCGAACAGCAATTCACTCTAATTGAAGAAGCTAAGAAGTATAATTTTCCTAATTATATCCCATTAACTTTCTATAAAAACTATAGCCCGCAGGTACTTAAAGCTAATATGAGAATTGTCGGTAATACGGAATATGCTTTATTGTTTTACAGGGATAAATTGCCCAAGTTTAATAATAATGGCAGAATGGTTTTTAATTCTATGCCTTATGAACGTGATACTGTTACAACTAAAATCCATCCAACTCAAAAGAGTTTAACTTTGCTTAAACATTTAATATCTTTATTAACCGATAGGGGGGATGTTGTTATTGACCCTTGCGCTGGAAGTGGTTCAACTTTATTAGCTGCCGAGCAGTTAGGGCGTAAATCTTTTGGATTTGAGATTAAGAAAGAATTTGTAAAAGGTTTTAATGAAGTTATGGCTAAAAATGTTGAAATTGAATTAAGTTTTTGAGGTGTAAAATGGCTAATTTTGAAGTTATAGGAGTTAAACAATGAATAATAAGGAACTTTTAATTGGTTTTTCTGTGGCTAAGTCTATGGTTCAAAGGGGTATTGGAGGAGAAGAATTCAATTTAATTAAAAAGAATTTTAATTGGAAAAACCAAGATTTTAGTTTTGAGCACTTAGATATTATATTTGGATTAGAAAAAGGCTCAATTA